AAGTATCGTGGTATGCACCCAAGCTAAAGAATGGGCAGTTACTTGCAGTACCATTGAATGATGATCCTGATCCAGACTGTGTGTACTTTGTGAAAGACATCAGTCGCAACTGCGAGATAGTAGACTACAACAAAAGTTGGTAACATGGCATACACTGAACCCCAGATATTTGAAATCGTCAATCGCTTGGCCAAGATTTACTTGGAAAGTTACCCAGAAGATCAGGCGGGCCTGGAAAGATTCCTACGCTGGGCGCACACTCAATATGGCTACAAGTATGGGAACTCTTAAACCCGGCGCCACCTACATCTACGAGCGCAATGGCAACGAAGTGTATGCTCGTGAATCAGGTGCTGATCCCAGTACCAGACAACTCATGGGTTACAGTTACGATCCTGTGACGGGACACCAAATTGATTATACCAAACAAACATCAACCGGAGATAGCTTGTTTGACCGTCTGCAAGAAGATAAAATGTGGGGTGAAATCCGACGCCTGGCCAAGACCAACCCTACTTTACAAGATGCGGTAGACCGTGTTATAATGATATACAAGTTGATCAAGATAGACAAATGAAACAAAATATTAATCCTTACGATCCTGTACAATTTAAAAAAGAATTTGAATCTACAGATATATGCCGTAATGTCTCCGAAGATTTTGATAATTTATGGTGGGATCAACAATTTATTAAATCTTTTGACAGCATTACTCCTAGACAAATGGCATCTGGTACCAATGCAGGATTTTCCATGACACCATTTTATTATTTGAGATCTTTGTTGGAAAAAAATCCAAATTCAATATATGATTTAGGCTGCGGGGCCAACTTGTTTAAAAAATATATTCCTAACATTATTGGAGTTGACAAGAGCTATAGCCATACTAGACCTGCGCTGGCCAAGCCTGATTGGCCTGGTTGGAGAGTTTATCCTGATATAGAAGAGTTAGTTGATAAAGAATATGTTAGAAATCATCAGATTTTTTTTGAATCAGTGTTTTCAATCAACTCTTTGCATTTTAGACCATTGACTGACCTTCGTTTGGTATACGAAGAATTTATTAGTATGGTAGCGCCCGGTGGTCGAGGATTTCTTTCTATAAACATACAACGCATGATTGACCATGAGAGTATTTCAAGACCTAGTGTACATCTAATAGATTACGAATCGTACGTAAGATCGCAGCTAGATAATTTGCCTTGCAAATACTTAATTTTTGATGTGAATTTAGATATCTTGGATAACTGGTTGGATGGAAATGTTAGACTGGTATTTGAACGATGAGCGACAAACTAAATATTGCTAACGAGATGCGACAATTGGATCGCAAGAACAGAAACTTCTATCGTGATCTCACGGAAGAGGAACGCAAGAAGTTTTCAAACTATCTCATGATTCGTTGGGCCAGCTGTGTAGAAGGCTCCAAGGAGATGCAAGAGTTTTATTTGATCTCCACCAACGAGCGATTGAACAAACACTTCTTCAACATCAACCGACACCCTGAACTGCAATGGTTGTGTGCTACTACAGTGAGTCCAGACATGGGCACACCCAGACACAACTGGATCTCGCCCAAGAAGAAAGAAACAGGCGCAGGGGCAAGTGCCGTTAAAAAACAACTGGCAGAGTTGTTTCCCACATACAAAGAAGATGAAATAGCCATGCTGGCCTCAATGACCACAAAAAAAGAACTTGATCAATACATCCGAGACCATGGCCGAGACACTAAGTGAACTAACCTGCGGCTACTGCAAGAAAACATTCAGACGTGCAGAAAGTCTTGTGGTTCACATGTGCGAACCCAAGCGCCGCAGATCAGAACGGTCGGAACGTGGAGTTGAACTGGGTTTTCAATCCTACTTGAGATTCTATGAGATTGCGCAAGGGTCAGCCAGGCTCAAAACATTTGATGACTTTGCAGACTCACCATACTACCGGGCCTTTGTTAAGTTTGGCAGATACTGTGTGGGCACAAAAGCAATCAATCCCAGACAGTTCACAGAGTGGTTGTTGAAACACAACAAAAAGATTGACAACTGGGGCTCAGACAAAATCTACACTGAGTATTTGCTGGACTATTTGAAAGTTGAAGCAGTGGCAGACGCCTTGGCGCGAGCAGTGGAGTTTGGCATAGACTGGAGTGGGACTCACTCAGCACCGCCACATGATTGTTTGCGTTATGGCAGCACTCACGCTATGTGCTATGCTGTCACAACAGGACGCATCAGTCCCTGGGTGATATACAACTGTGAGTCGGGGCAAAAGTTCCTGAGCGAACTCACAGCAGACCAAGTATCAATGATATGGCCCTACATAGATTCAGACATATGGCAAAAGAAATTCTCAGATTATGCTGCCGATGCTGAGTACGCTAAAGAAATATTGAAACAAGCAGGATGGTAACATGATAGGTAACATCAGTCAAACTGGCAAGTACATAGCAGTCACCGGCGGTGCTGGTAGTAACTATGTCAACAACAGTAATTACATGGGTGTTGGACAATTACAATACAACACCAGCAATCAACGACTGGAAATATACAACGGCACCAGTTGGCAACCACTTAATCTAGGTCAATATTACGTTGGTCTCAATCCATATGCCGAAGACGCTATTGATTGGGTACACAAAAGAATGGCAGAAGAAAAGGAAGCACGAGCCATGGCTGAACAGTATCCTGCTGTGGCCGATGCCTTGGGTGCTGTGCGTGAGGCTGAAGAGCAATTGAAAACTGTTGTGGCGCTGTGTAGAATATGAGTGCAGACATTGACATCGACGTTCCGGATCGTGCTAAAATATTAGCACTGATCCAGCACACACCTGCTAGACAGGTTGTGGATGGGCGACCACGCCGGCACAATTCGGGCATCTATGTCACAGACATTCCGCAAGATCCAGAACATGGCTGTGCTGCCATTGACTATGAGTCAGCAGAACAGCGTGGCTACTTTAAAATTGACTTGTTGAACATGAGTGTGTATCAGTTGATCCAGGATCCTGCACACTACGATGCCATGTTGTCAGCAACACCTCCATGGTCTCGACTATGGACAGACAGACCCTGGGCCTCTCAGTTGGTTCACGTGGGCAACTACGTGGATTTGATGGTGGCTATGCAACCTGACTCGATACCCAGGATGGCTGCTTTTATTTCAATTATTAGACCGGGCAAAGCACACTTGCAACGCAAGCCCTGGGATCAAGTGTTTGCTGAGGTTTGGGATGGAGATGAATCGCGTGGGTATACGTTTAAAAAGTCACACGCTGTGAGCTATGCGGCCCTAGTGGTCTTGCACATGAATTTAATCAATACGACGAACCAGGGTAATTGATTTGCGTTTGCTCTTTTTGCGAGCAATGTCTATTAGGCTGCACACAGGGCCATGCAAGATCTCAAGGTCTTTGTTGCTGAATGTGCGCAGAGTAAAACGAAATCGATCCCAGTCTCCACGCAGGAATATGTTGATGGGTATACTCCTGTTGCTTTCCCACCACCAAGTGTTGGCCAGTTCCAAGAACTCTAGTTTATCTTGTTGTGTAAGCACAGCACCAAAGTCGTAGATGGTTGTGACAGCATCGTCCCGGTTCTGAACTATGCCGATATACTCGTTGCTGGCATAAACGCAGAGAGTTATAAAGGGATATTTTTCCGCCAGTTTTTCAAAGATGTTATTGCCCATAAATACGTATTGAGGATCCTATGTATTCAACCACTGCTTACTTATATCAACAAATCATTCGGGTACTTTTGATTGACACCAGTGGTGGATACTTTACTGCGAGGTACGACCCAGTGTACGCAAAAACTTTAACTGTTAACAAAGGTGTAGACAACGTGCTGTTGTTTGAATTTATCAACCAAGATCAAAAGCCTGTGAATATTACAGGCAGCACATTCCGATTCAGATTACTGAACCAAACTGGTGATGAATTACTGATCGAAAAAGACATGACTATACTGAGTGCTAGTACCGGACGGGTCAAAGTTGTGCTGGACACAGCAGATACTATCAATATCCTAGCACAGCCCGGCAGCTACAGCATTGAGCGCACACAGGGCAATTATGTACAAGCAGCATTTACAGACGCTAACGCAGGTGCTAGAGCTGACTGCAATATCGTGGACTCAATCTTGCCCGAGTTTATGCCCAGCCAGCCAGTCTCAATCCCCACTATAAATGGCAAAAATTCTTGGCCACAACCTGGACCACAGTCATGGCCAGACTGGGCACTGAACCCGCAACCAATATCACGCAACTATCTAACAGAATATTATTCAAGTCACATCAATACCACTGGTGCCAGTTTGACCACAATCAAGTATGACTTGGAACACTATACCGGCACTCTCAAAGTGCAGGCCGCCCAGGATTATGAATCAGTTTGGGTTGATGTCACTGAAAGTCGCGAGTACTTTGACGAGTCTGGAAGTTTTTACATCAACGTAGTAGGGTTCCACCCGTTGTTGCGTTTGGGAATCAACAACAGCCAAGGTTATGGTGCAAGTGCAACTGCCACTGTGGTTGATGGTGTGGTCACGGGCATTGCTGTGAACAATGCTGGTATGGGATACATGGCTGCGCCATATGTGCAGATTCTGGGCAACGGGGCTGGAGCAACAGCCATCGCCGCACCATTCTCAGGACCCAGCGGTATTGGTGCAATCACTGTGACCAATGGAGGTTCGGGTTACTTGCCATTGAACTTTAGTGGCACCGAAGAACAAGCAGTCACAGTGCTGATCACAACTGGCTACGTTACCAATATCTTTTATCGTTAAGCATTGCGTTTGCGTGACAAATCTGTTACACTGTACAGATGCTTGATATCCTTGCTTATCTACCTGCGAAAAAGAAAACAACACCTTCGGGTTGGTTGAGTTTCAACGCGGTATGCTGTCAGCACACTGGTGGTACACAGGATAGACGAGGGCGTGGTGGACTCAAAGCCACTGAAGCAGGCTGGAGTTATCACTGTTTCAATTGCTCATACACAGCCAGTTTTATGTTGGGCCGTAGTGTAAGTTACAAGGCTCGAAAACTCCTGAGCTGGATGAATGTGCCAGAAGTAGAAATAGAGATGCTGAATCTTGAAAGTCTGCGGCATCGAAGCATACATGGTATCATACAAGATCGACAACAGATGTGGAATACCTTGAGTGGTGTGTCATTTGAAGAACGAGACTTGCCACCGTTTGCTGAACTACTGACACCCGAACACAAGTTCTATTGGAACTATGTGCGTGGTAGACATGTGCCAGAAGACTTTCCTGTCATGGTGCAAATACAAAACGATGGCGTCCACTGGACAAGATTGCATGTGGTCATACCATTCACCTACGACAACAAGATTGTGGGATACACCTGTAGATTTTTAGATGACAAGCAGCCCAAGTTCATCAGCGACAGTCAACCAGGCTATGTGTTTGGCATAGACTTGCAGCCTGCAGATTGGCAACATGTTATAGTAACAGAAGGCATATTTGATGCACTCAGCATAGGTGGTGTGGCCGTGATGCACAACACCATAAGTGACGCACAAGTCAGACTGATACGCAGCCTAGACAAATCCATAACAGTGGTACCGGATCAAGATCGTGCAGGCATTGAACTAATTGACCGTGCAGTGGAACTGGGCTGGGCAGTGAGCGTACCCGAATGGCCTGAGGGTTGCAAAGATGTCAATGATGCAGTTATAAAGTTGGGTCGACTGGGAGCCTTACTAACTATAATGCAAGCACGAGAAACCAGCCGTATCAAAATTGAATTACGGAAGAAGCAACTTGTAAAACAACTACAATCAAATACAAAATCATGAATAAATTTTCAAGTCTAGCATATCTTCAACAGAAACATTCATCAGTCTATACTCAGAGTTGGATATATGCTGGAATCACTGCTTGGTTCAGTCAACAGGATCGATTTGCTGAACTAGAGTTCTCAGACAAAATTGATACCTTGTTTGTGACAGACCATGCCTTGTCGTGGCCAGACCCGGGCCTAGATTTAAAAAATTCAACCACTGCTGATAAAAAATATTATGGATTGCCAAATGAAGGCAGTCCTGAATATTGGTTTGATCTTGACAACTGGTACAACACAACGTTGATCACTGGTTATGAAAACTTCACACTGTGGCAAAACAACAATGTCAGCATTGGGTTTGATTGGTTTGATTTTCAAATGCATAAAATAAACGGAGATCCAAGAATTTCCCAAGAAATCAACACTCAAAGTATCAGCAACGCCAAGTTTGATCTATTGGTTTTGCGAGGAAAAAACAAACCGGCACGAGTACGATGGTTATCGTTGCTGCAAGAAAGATCCACTAATTTAAAGGTGATCACAGATGGCATACAAACAGAATTAACCACTGACTATACAACAACAAATCTTGGTTACGAACAGTATTTTAATAAATTTAATTGTGAAGAATTCTCAAACTACAAGGTACTTCCGAGTTTTTACGATGAAACAGATTGGCTAACTCTTGCCATGGTACCATACAGAAAACTGTTTAAAGATGGTCTAGTCAACATGATACTGGAAACCACAGTGCGCAATACAGACAGTCCTTATCTAACAGAAAAAACTTTTAAAGCATTGACACATGCACGACCATTTGTTATACTTGGAGATACCAACTGCTTGAGAAAATTAAAGAGTGAGGGGTTTAAAACTTTTGATAAATTTTGTGATGAAAGTTATGACTCAGAAACTGATTTAGACAAACGCATAGAAAAAACGTTAGACAGTACAATTCAGTTGATACATGCTTGCCGACGCCATACAAAAGAGATTGATGAAATTTGTCAACACAACCAGCAATTATTTTTTGATAGAACCAGACTTGAACGAAAACTTGCAAAATTTGGTAAACTTTGTTTGACACAACTATACAACGTGGAGACAGAATAGTGTTAAAAGACTACGGACTTGATGTCCAGAGATTATTCTTAGAAATGATGTTGGAAGATGCACAGAGCTATGTGCGTGTGCAGAACATTTACAACCCGCAGAACTTTGACAAAAGTTTGCGAGCCGCGGCTGAGTTCATAAAAGAACATTCAGACAAGCACAAGACGCTGCCAGACCGCATGCAAATTAGTGCTACCACGGGCATTAAACTGCAAGCAGTGCCAGACTTGAACGAAGGTCACTTTGACTGGTTCATGGGTGAGTTTGAACAGTTTACCAAGCGCCAAGAACTAGAACGTGCCATTCTCAAGGCAGCAGACATGCTGGAAAAGGGCGACTTTGAACCAGTGGAAAAACTGATCAAAGACGCTGTACAGATATCCTTGACCCGGGACATGGGCACAGATTATTTTGCAGATCCAGCAGCTCGTATCAACAAATATTTCAACTCGGGTGGTCAGGTCAGCACAGGTTGGCCGCAACTGGATAGATTGTTGTATGGTGGATTCAGTCGTGGTGAACTCAACATCTTTGCCGGCGGATCAGGTTCTGGTAAATCTCTAGTCATGATGAACATTGCCTTGAACTGGTTACAACAGGGCTTGAGCGGTGTGTACATTACACTGGAACTGAGTGAAGAACTCACAAGTTTGCGAACAGATGCCATGCTCACAAACATGAGCACTAAAGACATTCGCCGGGACATTGACACCACAGAACTCAAGGTCAAACTGGTGGCCAAGAAGTCAGGCAACTATCAAGTCAAAGGCTTGCCAGCACAAAGCAACATCAATGACATACGTGCGTACCTGAAAGAATATCAAATACAAACAGGTAAACGTGTGGACTTTGTGATGATTGATTACCTGGACCTGTTGATGCCTGTTAGTGCAAAAGTTTCACCCAATGACTTGTTTGTCAAAGACAAGTATGTGAGTGAAGAACTGCGCAACTTGGCCAAAGAATTAGGCTTCTTGATGGTAACCGCAAGTCAGTTGAATCGATCGGCTGTGGAAGAAATTGAGTTTGATCACAGTCATATTTCAGGTGGCATATCTAAAATCAACACAGCAGATAATGTGTTTGGTATCTTTACAAGTCGTGCTATGAAAGAGCGTGGCAAGTATCAGATACAGTGTATGAAATCTCGAAGCTCGACCGGCGTTGGTCAAAAAATTGATTTGGAGTACAACATTGAAACAATGCGCATTACTGACGAAGGCGGAGAAGATGGAGACACTTATTCAAAGAAACCATCTGCATCTATCATGGACTCAATCAAAGCCCGCAGTCAAGTTAGCCCAGCTAGTGATGACACAAACAGCCCTCCATGGGACAGTGCGGAACCAGCCAAAGTCACAGCAGACGTTCAAAGTGCCAAATTAAAACAACTGTTGGGCAAGATCAAAACTAGTTAAGCCACGGTAGTCACAGCAGTCCAGGTTGTGCTGCCATTGGTGTTGATGTACATTCTATCATTGGTGGTGGTGCCATCTGTGCGCAAATACAGTGATCCTTGAGCGGCACTCAGTGTTGGAGCGCCAGAACCAAAGAATATGCCAAGATTGGTGGTGCTGGACATATTATAACCAGCACCTGTGGTGCCGCCAGCAGGCACGGCAGTACCAGAAAGTATTCTGGCTGCACCCACAGCAGATATCACGGCGTCAGACAGCACATTACCGCCAGTGACATTTCCTGTCACTGACACTGTTGCACCTGTATGCGTAGTAGCATTGACATTGGCACCACCTAATACATTACCGCCAGTGATGTTGCCTGTGGCAGTGATCAAGCCTGCGGTACTAATATTACCACCAGTGACATTGCCAGTTACACTAACAGTTGCACCTGTGTGTGTGGTGGCGTTGACATTGGCACCACCCAGCACATTGCCACCTGTGATGTTGCCAGTTACACTAACAGTTGTACCTGTGTGTATGGTGGCGTTGACATTGGCAGTAAGCACATTACCACCATCGATATTGCCTGTAGCACTGACCACACCAGCAGTGTTGACGTTGCCACCTGTGACATTACCAGTGGCTGAAACAACGCCGCTTGTGAGCACATTGCCACTGTTGACGTTGCCTGTGGAACTGACACCGCCTGCAGTATTGACATTGCCAGCAATGACATTGCCAGCTATAGTAATCAGTCCTAGACTGCTGATGTTGCCACCGGTGACATTGCCAGTGGCTGACATTATACCAGTGCTCTTTAAATTGCCTCCAGCCACATTGGCTGTGGTTGTGACATTGGCAGTGAGGTTGATGGCACTGAGCACATTGCCACTCAAACTCAGTGTGGCAGAAAGCAAGTTGCCACCGGTAATGTTGCCTGTGGCTGAAACAACGCCGCCTGTGAGCACATTGCCACCTGTGACGTTGCCGGTGGCTGAAACAAAGCCCGCAGTCAACAAGTTGCCCACAGTGGTGTTGCCCACAAAAGTATTCCCTGTGGCCACAACACTGCCCACAATATTGCCACTCACATACAAATTGCCATCGATGCCCACACCGCCGCTGACGACCAGTGCACCAGAACCTGCACTAGTGCTGATTGTGGTTGCTGCCACTGTGAGTGGGTTGGTATAATAGTTTAGAGGTCGATTAAGGTCAAACACAGTAAGGGTTGACCCACCATCAGAAGTTGAAAAATCAAATTCATATGTGCCTGACGCAGCCAGGGTAATAACCCCTGCATTGATGCCTTGTATGCCCAGGGTGCCCTGTGTCACTGCTGAGGGTAAAGTAATGGTTTGTCCAGTGGTGCCAGTGATTTCCACACGCACTTTGCCGTACGCACCTGCAGCAGGCCAAGTGTTGGCAGTGAATGCCAGGTTGATGTTACCGCCCATGACTATGCTTTGATATGGCCCTGCACTGGCGTCAATGTTGATGAACCCAGTGGTATTGGCTATTTGTACCAGTGTGCCCGAAATGCCCTGTACACGAGCATTGTACACCAGATTGTTGCCCACATTGTTGTCCAAGGTGCTGCCAGCCAGTGCTGATTTCAATATGGCTTTTGATTGCAGGTCATCAATTTCAGTTTCTGCAAATTCAAAATTGGTTTTTATATTGGTAAAATTGTCACGGAAACCCTGGGTGCTGTTGGGCACGCCGGCTATGGGGAAATTTCCGTTGACATTGTTGGGGTTGATCTGGCTGGTCATTGCTGTTCCTTGTATTAGATATTTATTGTTTAGGTACAACCGCTAAATAATCCAAAGGTCCTTGAGCACATGCAAAAGAAAACACGCAGCATACTAGAAGAACTAGATACACTGTACATAGAACGCGATCGCCAAGCTGTGATTGAAACCAGGGCCAGCAATGTGATAGCCACGGCTATTCGTCTGCTGGAACAGATTGATGCTGAATATCCTGCTGAGCAAGCAGAAAACCTTCAGCGCAAACTGCTGAATGCCATACGTCATCGGGACACTGGCAAGTTTTCAAGGTCTGTAAGGAAAACCCATGCAGATATTTGAAATCACACAGAAATCCGTGACCAACGAAGTCAATGCAGGCGCAGTGGCAGCAGCTCTGGCCAATCGAGCCCGTACGGCTGTGTTGCAAAAAGCCGGCGTAACTGATCCTGGAGACAACAGCACACCTTACGGCGACACTCGTGAACGAGCCGCTCAACAAGCTGAACCAGCCATAAAAGAACAAGCAAAAACACGGGTCAATGCTTGGCAGCAGGCCATAGCACAACTTTGTCAAAGAGAAGGCCGGGACAATGTGGCACAGCTCAGTGCCAACAGCAAAACTATCTTGATGCGCTCGCTTGTACAGCAATTGCACGATCCCATGATGCGAGGCTTGATAAGAGACTACACCACTTTGGCATCTGCTGTGAGTTCAGATCCTGACATTCAAGCTGCCGCAGTTGGCATCACACAAAGCATATCACAAGCAATCTCTGCCATCGAGCGCAATTTAAATGATGCCAGCAGCACCTGGATCGACGACGCCAAAAGTGAAGAACAACGTCAGTACAACAACTGGCTGATGCTGTGTCGCGGTGCATATGAGGCCATGGCATTGTTGCAATTTGAAGGCGGCAGAGACATTGCAGTCAAAGCACCAGCTCTAAGACAGGTTGCTGGCAATTGGCAGCTGGATCGACTCATGCTGAATGATGCCAATCCTGCACACAAATTGTTGATTGACATGTCCAACCAACTGGTTGCAGC